TATATAAAACCTATTAATTTTGATATAATTGATAATACATTATTAATTAATAATATGAACTACTCATTTATATAAAATCTAAATGTTTAATTTATTATTAAAATATTATTATATTATATAATATAATAATATCTAAAATGTTTTATAAAAATGCGGATTTAGTCATAAATAATATATGGCTAGGTAACAAATCATCATCACAAGATCGTGATTTTTTAAATAAAAATAAAATAAAATTTGTAGTAAATTGTACTACAGATATTAACATACCTGAATGGTATGAAGATGATAATATAAATTATATAAGATTACCTATATATGATTGGAATAGCGAAAGTAATAATAATATTTTAAAACAAGAAATTATGAATATAATTAATACTATGAATATATATAAAAAAAATAACCAAAATATTTTAGTTCATTGTTTTGCCGGGATGCAACGTTCTGCTACTGTTATAGCATGTTATTTAATGTATTATTATAAATTTAAACCAGAACATGCAATATTATACATGAGAAATAAGCGTAGTATCGCATTTCAGCCATATCCCACATTTAATTCTTTTATATTTAACTATAGAAAAAATATTGAATATAAAAATAATTGAATATAAAATATATTAAATAAAATTAAAGAAATAATTTGATTATATTATAATAAATGGTTAACGTTATTAAAAGAAATAAAAATATCGAATGTGTTAAATTTGATAAAATCACTAATAGACTTAAAAAATTATGTAATGATTTGCCTATTGATGTCACTATTGTTGCTCAAAAAACTATATCAAATATTTGTGATAACATTACAACGCAAGAATTAGATCAATATTCAGCAAATATTTGCGCAGAATTTGGAGATTATAATTATAATCTCCTAGGAGGAAAAATATTAGCAAGTAATTTGAAAAAAAATATAAAATATAATAATATTAATTGTTTTTCAGATTATATTAATAAATTACCAAACATTGATGAGAATTATTTAGAATTTGTAAATAACAATAAAGATTATATTAATAATTTAATAGTTGATGAAAGAGATTATAATATTGATTATTTTGGATTTAAAACATTAGAACAATCGTATTTTACAAAAATTAATAATCAAATTGTAGAAACACCCCAATATTTATGGATGAGATTAGCGACTTTTATTCATTATAAAGATAATGATTTAGAAGCTATTAAAGAGACATATGATTTAGTGTCACAAAAATATTTTATTCATGCAACACCAACATTATTTAATTCAGGTCAGAAAACATGTCAATTAAGTAGTTGTTTTCTGTTGGGAACAGAAGATTCTTTAACAACTGATGATAATGGTAATTTTGGAGGTATATATAAAACATTAACAGATTGTGCAACAATCAGTAAATGGGCAGGTGGTATAGGTGTGCATGTTTCTAATATCCGCGCTAAAAATTCATTAATTAAATCAACTCAAGGAAAAACATTAAGTATTGTACCAATGTTAAAACTCTATAATAATACAGCTCTATATGTAAATCAAGGAGGAAGGAGAAATGGTTCTATTGCTATTTATCTTGAACCATGGCATGATGATATTCAAGAATTTTTAGAATTGAAATTAAATACAGGATCTGAAGAATTAAGAGCCAGAGATTTATTTTTGGCTTTATGGATTCCTGACCTATTTATGAAACAAGTAGAAAATAATGGTGAATGGTATACTATGAGTCCAGATGATTGTCCTGGTTTAACAGATGTATATGGAGAAGAATTTGAAAATCTATATTGGAAGTATGTAGGTGAAGGTAAATATAGAAATAAATATGAAGCAAATAAAATTTGGCAAAAGATTTTAACATCCCAAATCGAAACGGGTGTCCCGTATATTTGTTTCAAAGATTCTGTCAATAAAAAAAGTAATCAAAAAAATATTGGTGTCGTTAAATCCAGTAATTTATGCGTGGCACCTGAGACAAAGATTCTTACATCAAAAGGATGGCACACTATTATCGATCTCAAAGATCAAGAAGTAGAAGTGTGGAATGGTAAAGAATTCTCAAAGACGATCGTAAAACAAACAGGAAGTAATCAAGAACTTATAAAGATTACCTTTTCTAATGGTGAACTACTTGATTGTACTCCCTATCATAAGTTTTATATTAACGATGAGTACAATATGAAGGAGCCAATTATACTAGAGGCCAAAGATCTAAAAGAGAATATGTGCATCTATAAGTTCAACATACCAGTCATTGATGATATACATATGGCGACTGACTTCAAGTACCCATATACGCATGGTCTTTTTTGTGCAGAGGGAACATATGGCGATGAGAAAATTTGGCAGTATGAAGGACAAGATTACTGCATGCAATATATCGTCCCAATTAACTACATCCAAGACATCAAGCTCAGGTGGCTAGAAGGACTTTGTGATGGTGACGGTACTATTGTTAAGAATGGAAATAATTATCAATTACATATCTCATCTATTAATCATGACTTCCTTCTGGACGTCAAGCGTATGATGAATACTATGGGTCTTGATCCCAATATTACAATCATACATGAACAGAACACAAACCGCTTATTAATTACAAGCATTGACCTTTTAAAGTTGATTAGCTTAGGGTTCAATCCTAAGCGACTCGATCTATCAGGTATTAATGAACCTAACAGAGATGCTAGGAAATTTATTACTGTTACTAAGATTGAATATACTGGAAGACATGCTGATACATATTGCTTCAACGAGCCTTTAGAGCATAAAGGCGTATTTAATGGTATTATGACGGGTCAATGTGCCGAAATTACAGAAGTATCAAACGAAAAATATTATGCAGTTTGTAATTTAGCCTCAATTGCGGTAAATAATTATTTAAATAACAATAATGAATATGATTGGATTAAATTGCATCACGTTGCTAAAGTTGTCACAAAAAATTTAAATAAAATTATAGATTTAAATTTCTATCCAACACCAGAAACAGAAATAAATAATAAAGAAAACAGACCAATTGGTATTGGTATTCAAGGATTTGGTGATTTATTGTACAAATTAAAAATTCCGTACGAAAGCGATGAAGCGCTCGAGATGAATAAAAAAGTAATGGAAACTATTTATCACGGTGCGATTGAAGCATCTATTGAATTAGCCGAAAAATACGGACCTTATAAAAACTTCAATGGTTCTCCAATGAGCAAAGGTATATTTCAATTTGATATGTGGGATATTACTCCATCTATGGATTGGAGTATTTTAAAAGAAAAAGTACAAAAAGTTGGTATTCGTAATAGTTTATTAACTGCACTAATGCCAACTGCATCTACATCACAAATTTTAGGTAATATTGAAAGTTTTGAACCCATGACCTCTAATATTTATAGTAGAAAAACATTAGCAGGTACATTTATAATAATTAATAAATATTTAATTGAAGATTTAAAAAAAATAAATTTATGGAACAATGATATTAAAAATGAAATTATTAGTAACAGGGGATCTATTCAAAATATTCCTAACATTCCAAATAATTTAAAAAATATTTATAAAACAATTTGGGAAATAAAACAAAGATATGTAGTTGATCATTCTATTGCGAGAGGTCCATATGTTGATCAAAGTCAAAGTATGAATTTGTATATGGCGCAACCTAATTTTGATAAATTAACATCCGCATTGTTTTACGGGTGGAAAAATGGATTAAAAACAGGGTGCTATTATTTAAGAAGCTTACCAGCTTCACAGCCTCTGCAGTTTTCACAAGATATAAAAACTAATACTAATTTAGAACAAGAAAAATTAGCATGTTCTCTTAATAATCGTGAAGCATGTTTAATGTGTAGTTCATAATTTTTATAATTTATAAAAATTAATTTAATAGTTTAATTGTTTAATATTAAAAGATATATTATTTAATATATTATTAATATAGCTTTCTTTATAATTTTCGTTATAAATATAGTTATTTGGAATATTATATTGTAGTAATATTTCTACATTTTTCTCATGTAAATAATTTGCATAATTACGTATATGATCAAAAAATGTATATTTTGTATTTATTAGTTTTTTTATTGATTTATTAATAAGTGATTTTAAAACATATTTATTATTATTTATATATAATTCAATAAACCAAAAACACCAAGCACCACAATAACCTTTTAAATCTCCTACTTTCCTATCATATATAAAACTACCATCATACAATGATTGATATGCAGTGTTTGGTAAAAAATCTAATGGGGCTAAATATTTAAAATCTTTTAATTCTTTTTTAAAAATATTTCTCATTGTTTCATATAATTTACCAACATAACTATAAATTTTTCCATGTGGTTCAAAATGAATTATTAGTTTTTTGTCTCTATCAAATATTAAAACATTTGCATGACTTACATATTGGTTATATATATGTATAAAAACAAATACATATTTTTTAAATTTAAATGTATATTTAATAGCTTCACCTATATTAGGAGATAATAAATAATTATTTTCATCTGCCCAATATATTTTCAAATACATAAATTCTTCTTTGTAATACAAATATTTTTTAGCTAGTTGAATAAAATTATCAAACTTTTCGTTAGAATATTTTTTATCTTCTATTTTAATATTATTATTTGGCAAATATGGAATTCCTAAATTATTATATTTTTGCAACAAAACTAAAATATATAATTGTATATTTATATAATTAGGATTTGATTTATTGTTTTTGACATAGTTATAATCACTAATTATAATATCATTATTATTATCTTTATCATCATTATTTTTCTTATATATTGATGTCTTATTTGTTAAAATATACTCTTCAGCTTCTTTTGGTGTAAATTTTACAGTTTTGTCTTTTATGTGATATATAAATGATTTAACAGCTATATCCATTAAATTGTGACCATGTGATTCAGCTATTGATAAAGGTGTATATAATCCTTTGTTTTTTATAAAAATATCAAATTCTTTTTTAACTAATATATCTTGGTAATTTTTTATATTATCATTACTAATTAAATAATGCAATACTGTATTGCCTAATGTATTCTGAATGTTTAGATTTGTTGATTTCTCTAATATTAATCGTTTTACTTCTAATGAAATTTCTGTAGGAATTAAAAATACGTAATGTGCTGGTGTCCATAATTCTTCATCGCATATATTAATATTTACATTATTCTTTAATAAATATAAAAGGATATCATTATTAATTTTTTTATCTAAAAAATACATATTACTTAAATAATAATTTATTATGTTAATATTATCATAATAAAATTGCATACCTGCTTCTTTTAATATTTTTAACAATTCTAAATTATTAGTTATTGGTGCATATGCTACAAGAGGTCTTTCTTCATTCTTTATTTTATTAACTATATTTTTATCTATTTTTATTAAAAATTTTATCAATTCTAAATTTACTTGAATATTATTATTTACATATTTTAAAATAATATTATTTAATAATGAATAATTTGTTGATGTTTTGTATATTTTATAAACAATTTTTACAAGTTCAAAATTATTAGTATTAATACAAAAGTGTATAATATTATTATCTTCCTCTAACGTATCCAAATGTATATATTTTATATATTTGTTTATAAATTCAATATTATTACTATTTAATAATTTTATAATTATTTCATTGTTTGATAAAATAAATATTTTACATTTTTTATTTATTGATTTTAAAATAGTTTCTAATAAATCAAATTCATTAAAATGAATAATATCAACAAATGTATGTATTTTAATCTTTTGTATTTTTTCAGGATTTTTTTTTAATATTTTTTTAATATTTTTTTTATTATTTTCTCTAATAGCATACTCAATATCTGTAATATTTTTTGTTATCATATATAATATATAATATATATTTTATTATATTAATAAAATAATTCTAAAAACATATGATGTTATCCTTTGCATGAATAAAATTATTTTAGCACGATCTGAAACTGGAAATATTTGATTACTAATATAACCGAACGTTCCTATCTGCATATTAGTACAATATATTAACCTCTCATATATACTAAATTCCTTTATACCCCACTCATCATTAGGTATAAAATATGTTATAATAGTATAAAATATTATTATTAATAAACCTATTGCTATTTTTATTTTTATATTTGTTAAAATATATAAATTAGTATTTGTAAACATATATATATATAATATATTAATAAAAAAACTTTTTAAGAAGTTGAAAACTCTAGAATTTCATTTGGACTATCTAATTCTATAGAGTTTCCTAAGGAAAAAGTACTAATTTTTTTTATCTAATTAAGCATTTTCTTCCTATTTTTTTTGGTCAGATTATACTGTTACAAAAATGAAAAAGTATGCTTTAATTGTGAACTTTGAATATTATTATAAATATATAAAACAATAAACCTATATATTTTATATATATAATGAAAATATATAATATATATTTAAAAACACTTGTATTATTTTTTATATTTTATACTGGCAAAACTAGTAGCATATCCTTATTAAATAAAAACATATATAAGCAAATAAATGATAATAAATATATTTCATTTAAGAAAAGAATAATCGATTATGGTTCTAGCCTTTACAATTCTAGCTATATAATCTCTAAAGGCTGTACAGGGAGAGACCATAGAAGAAGGCATAATAATCCGTATGTAGTATTTGCCAAAGATATATTAAGAAAATATGTATATATATTTAATGTAGTTGTAATATATGTATTATTAAATATATAAATATTATTTTTTATCTTGTTTCCATATCCTTTGAATTATAATCGCCGCATGTTCTTTTCTCTTCATCAACGTAAAATTCCACGGCTTATCGTGATTCTTAGGAAATCTACACAATGGTTCATATTTACCACGCATACAAATATATACGCATTCATCTGGATCAGCACCATATCCTGCGATATTCATATGTTCAACTGATCCAGGATATCCAACATATACAACGCGAGACATCTTTCCGTCTATACTTACAATATTATTTATTTCCGCCAATGGTTGAACTTGAGCCATATTTAATAACAAAACTTTATTAATTATTAAATAATTAATAAAATTGTAAACTTTATTTTTTCAATTTTTTCTGTTGGTCTCACACCCTTGATTATATTAATTTCTTCTTTTCTTTACTTTGGTTAAAATCATATACTGTTCTATGAAATCGTTTCTTTACTTTAGTATTTTTTACTACTTCATCCTCATCTGTGCCTTTCTTTACTAAATTATCCATATATGGAGATATTTTTATCTCTTCGTTTTCTATTAATAAATTAACATCGTCGATTCTTCTTGGTATAACAGTTTCAAATAAATCTTCTTTGTCTACTGTTTTCCAAGTTTTGTCTTTATCATATATTTTGGCATCGTTACTTCTTAAATTTGTAAATGCTATGTTCTGATATTGTGGTAATCTTGGATTGCAGTTTAATTTTTTAGCACACATAACAGAACAAAACATCCCCGCATTTAAAATTGTTTTCTTTTCTTCTGGTGTCAAATCATCCAGATTTTCCATTCCAAAAGGCACTAAATTTACATTTATATTATTGATTGTATTGTTAGTTGTGTTATTGTTATTAGTTGTGTTATGACAATTATTGTTAGATATCTTTTTATTTTTAATTGTTTTATCTAAACATTTGTCTAATAAATCTTTGTATAATTCATTAATTGTTTTATTTTCATTTTCTAAAATAATATTTTTTTCCTCTAATTGTTTAATTTTTATTTCTAGTTCTTTATTTTTTTGTTCTAGTTCTATTGTTTTATTACTTGTATCAGTTGTATCACTAACATCTAGTTTTTTGTTAGTTATATCTTCATATGTACAAGGGAATTTCCGATTTGTATGAACATCATAGCATTGTTTTTTATTGAAATGTTTATTACATTTTTTACATATATAAAGTACCATTTTATTATATAATATTGTTTATTTTTTATATTATTTTTATATCATTAAAAAATCATTTTTATATTAATAATGATATAAAAATGATTTTTTTTAAAAAATAATAATAAATGTTTTATATACTTATAAAAATAAAATTATAAATATATAACAATAAACATTTTTAAATTATTTTTTTAGCGAGAGAGAGAGACATTTTTTTAAAAAAAATAGGTTTTAAAGTTCCATTAATTTTAATTTTTTTATATTATCAAGTGTTATAATTTTCCACAATTTGTACAGCCTGTCTTATAAAGACAGACACTAGAGAGGGATGGCTTTATAGAACCATCCCCTGTACTATTTCATTTAATAGTTCGTTTTTATTTCCTTGAAAATATTCTTTTCCATATTCACTCATTCTCGCAGCGGGGCTGCTCGCCAGCCCGCTAGAGGATGCTAGCGCATCTCCTGCGCGGGTCATTTTTTTGATATTAGTATGGTTTGAAAAACATTTAATTATTGAAATTATCTAGAAAGAAATATTAATTAAATTTTTTGCCTAATTAATATTTCTTTCTGTAGGTTTTAAATACTTCATATCCAGTTTCTTAAATAATTCTTTTTCGGATGTAATATATATAAATTTATTATTTTTATATAGTCCATATTCATTTAATTTGTAACCCAAGTCTTTGGCTTTTTTTCTCATTATTCTATTTAATTCATAAGACCCTGTAAAATAAACAAGCGCCGGGTATATTGATTCATACGGTATTAATCGAACATCTATTCTTCTAATTGTATTTTCCCATTTTGCAAACCCCATATATTTCGTAATATTATTGTTTGTTATATTATCAACTATAAACTTATTTTTTGACAACATCTTGACATAGTCATTCAACATATTGCTTCTTTTAACATCATCCATTGTTAATAAATCACGACTGTATAATAAAACATCAATATCACTTGAATATTCTAATCCTCTACGATATGACCCACATATCACAATATGTGGATTTAATTGTTTTAAATAATCTTGCATGTCATCAATATGCTGTCTTGGTATGTTACCTTTAAATTTACCCGCATACTTCAAACCTAACTTTATTTTATCATTTACTTTTATTTCTCCATTTTTTACTTTTTTTATCAGTTCATTTAATGATTTGATTTTATATTTTTGAATTAATTTTAGTGCAATAACTGTACCTATTCCTACAACTTCGGTTAATTCATTAACAACATTATTATTATTAGTATATATATAATTCAATGTTCCTGTTTTAATAATTTCATTTATTTTTTCAATAGATCCTTTACCTACGCCTTTAATATCTTTTAATTCATCGCCGTTTTTAATTTCTTTAGGATAATTTTTTATTATTTTTATTAAATTTGCAATTGCATTGATTTTATATATTATAGCATTCTCGGTTTTAATTTGTCCCAAATATAGTTTTAATACATTAATAATATTATCATTCATTTAATAATATATAATATATTATATATAATATTATTGATAAATCATTAAGTAAAAAAACATATAAATGAAGAAGATAATCAAGCAGTAAAATAAAATTTGTTCAGATATATTACCAAAATGGTTAATAACTGTTTGTTTTTATTAAATTCAATAAATACAAACAAACATAGAATATTTTAACAAACTTAATAATTTATATTTAAATTTTTTTCTTTTTTACAATATAATGTTTTTTCTCAGAAGTACCTAAATCTATTATTTGAAAATTTTGATTAATATTATTCCTATTTAATGATTTCTGTAAAATATTTTTTGCTGCTAATATATTTTTAGCATCAATCAAAGTACTGTTACCCATTATAGAGCTATCTGTATTGTTATTATTAGATAATATTAAATATTTCATTTGTCAATATTAATATATATTAACAAAAAAATAATCAAACTTAAAGAAATAAAATATAATATAATATATGTGGATTAAGTTTGTTTTAGTAAA